AGCGTGTGGGAGCTGAACCCCTGGCGGGCCGAGGTTGTGATGGTGACGGTAGACGTACTACGGGTGGCCGAGGAAATGGCCTTCGGGGTGCTCCCGTACAGCTTGATGACCGGGGTGGCGGAGAGGATGAGCGCCTCCGTATTGGCCGTCAGGGTGGGTCCAAAGCTGTCCACGCCCTTACGCACTTGCCACGCGCCATCCACGTCCATCCGCCCATTCACAGACCCCGCCACATCGCCGGGCTGGAGCTGGTCGGGACGCAGACGGGTGTTCAGTCGGAGAAAGGAGACATCCCCCTCATCGCCAACCACCGTGTCAGTCCGACCATACTGTGAATAGCGGGGCATTATTGATAGAGATAGCGGATGATTACCACGCCCGAAGCGCCAGGATTGGCTACGTCGCCAACACCAACCCCACCACCATCACCGGAGTTGGCATCGGGCGCAGACGCATCCGCGCTGCCACCTTCGCCGCCAGCACCAAAAAGGGAGGAACTAAGAGGGGAGCCTGAGTAGCCCACACCGGCAGTATCGCTGGAGGCCGCCGATCCCGCACCACCACCGCCGGCCACCGAACCAGCGTTGCCGAATCCGCCGGACGACGAGGTGGGCTGAAGAGCCGCGCCCCCGCTGGTGTAGCCACCACCGCCAGAACCACCGGACAATCCAGCACCAGACCCATTGGCGCCGCCACCACCAAGCCCAATAATACCGGAGAACGAGGAGTTGCCGCCCGTCTGGCCGGCTGCACCACCAGACCCTACGGTCACGGCATACGAACCGGCAGAAATGGTCTGGGATGTCTTGATGACCACGCCACCACCGCCGCCACCAGCCAGGTCGGAGCCAGTAGTATTGGCACCACCACCACCACCCACCACCAGAAAGTCCAAGAACTGACCCGAAGGGGCAACGCTCACCGAAAACGTCCCAGAAGACGTGAACGTGTGGTATTTGTAGTTGCCGGAAGTGGTAATGGTTCCACCCGTGGCTGAGATGAACCCAGCCGTTACAAGAGTGGAGTATGGGCGAAACCCCCTAATAGAGGCCCCGCCGGCTGTGGCGAGAACAGGCATTACTTCTTCTTCCTACGGAAATCGATGCCCTTGATGGTGCCCTTGTTGGCGGCGGCATAGAAGACCCGCTGGGCCTTCTCCTTGCCGTACTCCTCCACCATTGCCGACATAATCTTCTTACCTTTCTTAGTCAGGGGCATCTTAGGAGCACTTCTTACGGCTGGTGCCGTGGTTCTTCGTCTTCATCGAGCCATACTCCATCATCCGCTCCTTCTTACCTTCAGAGCGTTCGTGGCGCATCTTCTCCTTCTTGGACTTGTAGTGGTCGGGCATAGAATTAGCAGTCCCAGGCTCGCCGGGACCAATAGTTGGCTGAGAGCTTGTTGGACGTACCTTTAATCCCCCCAGACCGGGCGCAATAGCTCTTCTTGCGGGCCGGGTTGGACTTCTTGATGGTCATATTGGCGTCCCCGAAGCGGACCACCCTTTCCTGACCATTCTGACAGGCTTTGACGACGAACTTCTTTCCGCCCTGCACGTCACGCCGGGGGCTGTTGCAGGGGAGGTCCCTAGGGTTCATTTGCAAGCCTCCCGCCGCCACTTCCAGAGCAGATAGAGAATGCCCAGCACAGAGGCAATTAGACCAGCAATCTGGTTGACCTGGGAAAGGGTGATGGACGCCACAGCCGGGGTCCCCGCAACAAGAATGTCCTTCGGATGGAGCATCGGGAGGAGTTTACCACGACTTGCGCTCATAATCGGCCAGGGCTTTGAGGGCGTCTGCGGTGAAATTGGGGGCAAATTGGGCCGCCGCAGGGAACTCAGGGTGCTGGAGGAGTTGCTTCACCTTGGGCGTTGTTCCGCACCCGCAGAGGGCAAGCCCCATAAGGACACACAGGAGGGCCGTTACGGGCGTTCTGGATGGCTTGGTCGATGGCATTGTGGGCTGAGACTAGGCGGGCCTCCTGCACCGCATCCAAGAGCCTATTCAGGAAGGGAATGGCCTTGGAGAGTGCTAGGACTAGACCGACAAGGCTGCTCACGGCGCAGGCTCAACCTCCGGCTCGTCCGGCGTGGGCGGCGGCACGGGCGCGGGCACGCAACCCTGATACCGCATATGGCACTCGGTAAAATAGGGATCGTCGGGGTCATCCGGCCCCATCCCACACCAAGTATCGTAGTCGGCGTCGGACAGGAGCGCGTCCTGCTTGCCGAGCAGATTGCCGGTGGCGGACCAGTAGGCGATCTCCGACACGATGTTGTGATTAACCACCCGGTGATTGGTGCAGGAGAAGGCCGTGGCCTCAGCCAGCAAACCCTGTTTGGGGACGATGTTGACGCGCATATTGATTAGCCGATGAAGGCGAAGGAGCCGCCAGCGGAGGAGGCGGGAGGTTCCTCAGAGACGCCGAAGCCCTTGCCCCAGATGGTAGCCGTGTTTTTGATCCGGTAGTCGCCACCCGCCACGTTCACCAGTTCCGAGGCGTCGTCGCTGTCGGTCGTGTAGTTGATATTGTCGTTCTCGTTGGTGAGACTGTTGCCCAGAATGGCAGTCCAGTTGCCGCTGGTGCCGTTATCGCGGAGGCGAGAGCTAAAGGTGATTGGATATGCCTGAGACTGACCGTCGATGCCAGCGGTGGTGGAATTGGCAATGTAGCAGCCCTGTATCCGCTGCAAACTAGTCTGGCCCGCCACCGACTGAAGGCGAATCCCATACCCATTGCCGTGGAACAAGCAGTTTATCATTGAAGACGAGCTGCTTGTGGTGCTGCTCGTCAGGATTAACCCTGAGCCGGGATTGTTAACAACAGTTACCCGAAGGTAAAATGAACTGGCTGTGGCTGAACTAATTCCGTGTCTATTTCCTGACGAGGCACTCGAATTGCCAACAATGCGGCAATTCACTAAAGAGCCAGACTGTGTTACAATGGCGTATGCGGTTCCAGTTGCCTCGAACACGCTGTTGAAAGCGGTCAGGGCGCCTGATACTACAAGACTCGTATTTGAGGCCGAATTAGTGACGAAGCAATTTATCAACGTAACACTTCTTACAAATGGATTTGTTGTGTTTCCCGTCCCGGCTAGTTTGATGAAACGCAGCGTAGTTGTTGCGCTGTTGAGATCGACGGATAGCACGTTCCCCGTGTAGGAGAGCGTTGGAAAAGTGGTCGTATCAAAGGCGGGTTGATCGCTTGTCCAATTTCCATCAGGATCGGACAGCGGAACGCCCGAAGAATCGCAACCGTGAAGCGTTAGCTGACGCGCTACGGTTGGAGCGCCTGAGCTAAATGATCCAGTAACAAGACTTACGCTCCCGGCGTTGTACGTCTTGTTTCCTTCGATGAGGCAATAGAGAGAATCCGAGCCGGTGCTGAAGTTGAACGCCGTGATGACTGCCGACCACGCGCTACCGGCGACTAGCGCCGCCCGCTTGTCCCACGTCGTCCCGTCGCACTCCTCCCAGTAAGTCGCGTAATTGGCTCCCGTAATGGGCCTATCCGCAGCCGCCGAGGTGTGCCCGGTGATGCAGCGCCAGTTCTTGTTGTCCGTGCCGAGGACATAATCGCCGACGACGTAGGCGGTCCCGGTGACCCACGTTGCAGCGGCAGGCTGGAAGTATCGAGTGGTGACGGCCATTTTAGGTGCGGGTCACGAACAGTTGCAGGGTCACGCGCTTCACGGTGGTCGCGCTGTCCACGTTGAATCCAATCACATCCCCAGCGTTGATGTCGTCCGTCGTCCAGTCGGTGACGTTGGTGTCCTCGGCCTTCTGCGCGCTCGACAGCGTGGGCTCCTTGCCGGAACCCGGCATTGAGTCCGCGTCAGTTGGCGGGAAGTTGGCGTAAGTGTCCTTCCAAACGTCAATGACGATGGAGCCAGAGACGTCAGCAAAGATGCGCCACGCATCCACCGTGCAGGCGTAGGGCACTTGGACGTACCCCTTGACGCCCGTGGTGATGACGCTTCCGCCGCCATCAATCACAATGCCAACCACGTTGGTTTTGGCCGAGGCGGCTAGCTTGGCGTTGGTGACTACGCTGTTGTCGATGGTCCACGTAGCGCCGCTTGCACTAACCGTGATCTCGCCCTTGTCCCCGTCCGCAAGCCCTGCCCCCGTAGGCCCGGTAGGACCCGTGGGGCCTGTAGGACCAGTTGGACCCGTAACGCCAGTAGCCCCGGTGGGACCAGTCGGGCCTGTCGGCCCTGTAGCTCCCGCCGCACCCGTAGGGCCGGTTGGTCCGGTGGGACCCGTAACACCCTGAGCCCCCGTTGGACCTGTTGGTCCAGTAGGTCCGGTGGCACCAGCAGCACCCGTAGGGCCCGTGGGTCCGGTAGCTCCAGCAGCGCCGGTAGGGCCGGTAGGACCAGTCACCCCAGTAGCACCAGTTGGGCCTGTCGGTCCGGTCGGACCCGTAGCCCCAGAAGCCCCCGTAGGACCCGTAGGGCCGGTGACACCCTGATAGGTGATTTGGCAGGCCGTCAGGATGATGGACGGGGTGCCGGGCCTCGTAGGGCCAGTCCCGGAAGCCAACGTCTCAATGGACAGATTGGTGCTCGTCCCGTTCCAGTAGACTTCAATGTAGTCATTGGCCGCGAACGTGGCGACGTAGTTAACCGTCGCTAGCGCGTGCCCATCCCCCGCCCCGTGCGTGCCGGGAACGTCAATGGTGCTGTTGCTATCCGCCACATCCGTCCCGTTCTTCCTAAACCAAAGGCGGGCCGTCTGGATGTTGGCGTTCGTGTTGTTGAGCTGCGCCGAGAACGTGATGGTGTAAGTCCCCGCATAGGAAAACTTAACCTGTGAGCTGCTCTGAAGGCTCACCCCACTCGACTCAAACGTGGAGCCAATATTGATGGCTTGGGCTCCCGTCGTGCTCGTCAGGGCTTGGTCGGTTGAGTCGTAGAACGACCCGTAATAGGCCAGCACCCCGCCCGCACCCGTGGGACCCGTGGGACCGGTAGGACCCGTACCACCCGATGCATAGGAGAGGCTGCTCCACGCCGTCGTCCCATCCCCCAGCTTGAACTTGAGGGTATCCGTCTCATAGCCGAGCTGGCCGGCCTCAATGACTGGATTGTTGCTGGTCCAGTTGGCGGCGGTGTCTCGACGATGGCGAAGGATGGCGGGCGTGCTCATTCAGATGTTCCGTTTTCCAAGTCTACCGTAGAAGCTGAGTAGGTGGTGGAGGCCGCGCCCTCATCCAGATCAAACGTGGAAAGGATGCCGTCGCTCGATCCCTCCGAGAAGTCCCACGCGCCAGAAAGGGCTCCACCCGCCCTCCATCTGCCGTCCTGTCCCAGGACGTGCTTTGTATTACGCTTGTAGGGAGGAATGGGCTTCCATCCAGCCCCCCTCCCTATGTCTTCCAAGGACCATTCGTCCCGGAAGTCCCGTACAACCGTGTCTTTGGTGATGGAAGGCATAGGCTAATTCTACCCTATGCCCGGAAACGGCGTTTCCTTGGCTTTTAAGCCACTTTTAGACCGAGGGGGTAGCAGAGCCCCGCTTCGCGTACAGGGACCAGCCTACGGCCAACAGGGAGCCCACGGAGCCGGCAATGGTCTCAATGGTGCCGGCGTCCAGGCTAATGCCCTTAGCCAGCAGCCAACCACCAGCAATGCCGAGGAGGTGACGAACGATGGAGGAGATGACGGAGGCGTTCATAGTTAGTCGGATTCGGGCTTTTGGGGTTCAACCAGCTTCTGGAGGGCGTTAAGGGCCTGTTCCAGAAGTTCGTGGTCTTGACGGGTGCCGCGAAATTGGACGGCCACCTGACTGAGGATGTTCAGAGCCTGCTTAGGGTCCATCCCTTAAACAGGGGACAAACCCGCATTCTGGGCAAGAACTTTGTAGAACGCCTCGTCGGTGGTCCAAGCGTCGGTTTGCGCCTCGGTGGCGTTGACGAGCTGAGAAGACACCTCCGCGCCAGCGGCGTCGAGGAGAACGCAGTCGGCCACGGCGGGGCCACCCTGATAGTTGACGTAGCGAGCCGTGAACTTGGTTGCGGACTTGGTGCCGCTGGGGGTCCAGACAGACACGGGCTGGATGTTGATGATGGTTTGCATAGGAGATTAGGTTAGTTGTCGGTTGCGATTGTCTTAACGGTGCCGTCGCCAAAGATGACTTTCAAATCACCATCGGCTGAATCGACATACAATTTGGCATAGCCCGCAGTTGCCGCTGGAGCTGACGTGCCGTCAATAATGCCAAGCAATCGCATTTCAATTCCGGTCAGGGCATCGGCAGTTCCAAGTGCGCGAACCGGCGTGTCTGTTGCTCCGCCTGCATCAATACGATTTTTGCCCGCATCCGCACCAAGCGAAATGTTGTTGGCTCCAGCTGATCTGATAAAGCTACCCGCAACAATCGCCCCCGCCACCCCCACGCCGCCGCTCACGACCAGCGCGCCGGTAGAGGTGGAGGTGGAGGCGGTGGTGCCGTTAAGCGTAACTACGGTTCCAGAATTACCAACCGACAATGACCCGCCAAGTGGCTGGAGTTGAAGCGGGATGGTGGTAGTTCCGGTGAGCGTAGACTGGATGTAGCCAACGCCATTTGGAGAAACGGTGTTATCCAGCCCAAAGAACAACTTGCGATTGGTGTTGGAAGAGTCGGCAATCCGCAAATTGCCAACCTCTCCAGACGCTGCAACGGAGGCAGGGTAAAGGACGATGTTGCCCCCCGCGTTAATCGCGCCCCCCACCCCCAGCCCGCCACTCGTCCCGTTGCCCACCACCAGAGCGCCGGACGAGGTGGAGGTGGAGGCGGTGGTGCCGGAGACAGTAACAGCCTTAGCCGTGATCCCGTTGGAATCGATCAACAAACGGTCTGCAGTAACACCATTAGGACGCAACGAGAGAGTCGTGCCGTCAATAGTCATTGCGGCCCGAGTCCCGGAGCTGTCGGAATAGGCACCAATCACGCCGCCGCCGCTGTAATAGCTGTAAAGTCCAGCCGCAGACTCAAACGCTGAAAGCGTACCGCCGGCGTAAACATAACCACTAGAAGCCGCCTTTCCGCTCACCGTCAGCGTGCCCGTCACCGTGGCGTTGCCGCCGAACGATGGGCTGAACGCACTCAGCTTCCGCGTGCCCGTGGTGCCGTCGATGACAAATACGTCCCCGGTAAGGCTGGCAGACTCCAGCGTAGCGAGGTCCTTGATGCGAATGTCAGCCATATTAGGTAAGGGCTAGAAGGGGATTGCCAACGCTCTCGATGAGACGATCACCAGTAGCGGTGACCAAGTAGAAGGGAACGTCCGGCTGGTTGGCGTACGGGACGCTGTTAAGGGTGTCCGACCAGAACGCACGATCCACCGCCGCAGGCGTAAACCCACGGTAGAGGTTGTCCGTCTTGGACAGGAGCGCCGTCTCGAAAACCGTCACAGGTAGTTAAGCTCCTGAATCTCCACTACCACATCCGTGGAGTCCTTGCGGATGGCCTTCGCGGCAATCGCCATCTGCCGGGTCCAATAGGCCGAGGCTCCGTCCTTGTAGACAAACCCCTTGGTCGCAGTTGGGCTGCTCCCGTCGAACGTCACCCGCGCATCCGCCCCATTGAACTGAATGAGGACATGGGTGGTGCCGGCAGCCAAGGTGAAGTCCACCACAGCCTCCGCAGCAGAGCTAACGGTGTTCTGGGCGTGCGTCGCGCTATTCTGGGGAATAGCCTGGGACGGGGTGTTGACGATGCGGGCGTTAGCCATAATTAGCGGGTGTACCTAGCCTGTTGAGTTGTGTGCGAGCGGATACGCTTGGCAGCGGTGTTCAGGTTCCGCTGGTTCATCACGTTTTCCAATTCTAGCATAAGCAGGGACTCCGCATACCCCTCCTCAGCCGCCGCCTTCTCCAACTGCCCGTCATACCGCAGGAAGTCGGCAAAAGCCCCGTGCGCCCCGTAATGGAAGAACTCCAAGGGCACATTCTGGTTGGTGGTCGAATTGTAGTCCCCCTCCCAGCGTTTCTTGTAATCGACGTAGAAAGTGGACGCGCCTGACGTGTTGGTCAGAATCTGCGCCCCATCTGCCGTCACCACGAAGTCATACTCGTCCACGCTGTTCGTCACCCACGGCTCCTCGTCGTAGATACGAAGGAAGCTGTCGATGGAGTTGAGCGTGACTTGGGTAAAGGGAATCGTGCTATTGGTCGCCGCCCTCGCCTCCCCAAGAACCAGATAGCGGGGCCAATAGTTGCTCCGCTTGTAGGCGTTGTAGATGCGGCGGTTGATGAACGACCCAACCAGCGTCTCTTCAGCGGACGTGAAGGACGTGTTGCCCGACAGTCCTTTTACAAGGGTCAGGAGGTTGGTAAAGGTGTCCGTTTGCATCAGATGGCGTTGGGCGACAGGTGCGGGAACTTCTTCCGATAGTACCGCAGGAACTCCTTACTCTTCACCTCCGCGTGCCCAAACTTCTTCACCAAGCGGAAATACTCGTCCGGCGGCATCATCGCCACGCACTTGCCCAACCCCTGGATGGTACGGTGCCCCCGCATCGCCTGAGCCTGCTGCGCCGCCACAATTTCCTCCTTCTTCTCGTTGGCCTTCACCAACTCAAAGCCCATCTTAATCTCCTTAATCAGGGCGTCCTTGGCGGCTGTTCCCAAATTGGGAAGTTTGGTGATAATCTGCACGGGCTTATTCTACCTTGGATAAAGCGTTAAAATAGCGGTTGTAGTCAAACATCTTAGAGCGCATCGAGAATAGCTTGATGGCCCGGCTGACGATGGTGGCGCGGCTAAGGGACTGGGAGTGATGGAGGGCAGCGGCCATTTCATCCACCGTGTTACACCTAAACCCCGTCACCCCATCCTCCACCGACTCCACAAACCCACCCCAATTCGTTGACACAACGGGAGTTCCAGAAAGCTGGGCCTCGCAGGCCACATTCCCAAACGGCTCAAACGACCGGGTGGGACAGATGAGCACACTAGCCTCCCCTAGAAGCTCCAGCTTCTTGTCCAAGGTCACTTCCCCCAGATACTCGGCGCTGGGCTTAACCAGCTTGGCATTCCCAAACCCCGCCACCTTGAGGGGCATCCCAGCCTTCTCTGCCGCCTCACAGGCATCCTCAATGCCCTTCTGGGCCGTAATCCGGCCTAGGAACAGGGCATAGGGCTTCTTGGGGATGTTACGTTTGTACTCACTATCGTCGTAAAAGGCGTTAATTACGGTGTCGTGCTGGTCAATGGGCTTGGCGTTAGCCCACCGCCCAATGCAGTAGGAGCGCCAGACGTGGCTCTCCCACACCTTCCACTTGGAGAAGAACCCCTCGTAGCCGATCCCGTACTCCACCACCTTCAGGTCGGGTAGGGAGTCGGCAATTTGCTTCTGGCAGTTGCCGCCAAGGATGCAGACGAAATCCCCCTTCTCCTTGCGCTTGTTAATCTCGTCCACGGCGGTCTGGTTGCTCTTCACCCAGACAGGGTGGCCGGCGACCCAAGAGGGATAGACGTAGTGGTTCCCGCCAGTAATGAGCTTCTGGTCCTCCTCCGTGCTGATGACGATGTGCTCGTCGCAGATGGCCTGATTGTGCGGACCGCTGTAGAGGAAAACCTTATGCCCCAAGGTCTTCATCATCCAGCAAAACCTAATGGTTTTCTGGCTAAACCCACAGACCGAGAAGTCGCGGGTGGTGAAACTCTGGGGCATCGCTACAACGTGAAATCGCATAAAAAAAGGCGCACCCCGAAGGATGCGCCCTTTGTTAGGAGGTCAACCCTTTACGCCAGCGACCCAAGGTCGAGCTGACGCCAGGCGATGATCCACTCGCCAGCCGTGAGGCTGGAGACGGTGCCGTTCAGCTCCATCAGGATGTCCACCGCGCCGGTGGTGTTGTTCAGGATGCCAATCGGCCCAACGGTCGCACCCGTGGCGGTCACCGCGAAGCTGTCGCCGGTGTTGAACGCCGCCTTGGTGATGCCGTCGAGGTCGAGGTTGTCGATGCCCTCGTCCGGGTCAGCACCGGTGGTGCCAACGTCCAGGGTGAGGTCGGACGCACCAGCCTCGGCCACGGTGTTAATCACCGCAACGAGGTCGATGATCGAACCCGCCGGGAGGCTGCCAATCTTACGCTGATTGGCCGCACCAATGGTGGACAGGAACCCAGTCGTCTTCAGATCGAGGTAGTCGAACTTGACGAAGTTATTCAGCCCGAAGGCCGCTTCATTGACGGACAGTTTCATAGTAGTAGTCTCCTTGGGTTAGGGTTAGCTGGTGCCGACAATGACGCCGTGCGCGCCCGGATGGCTCACCTTGAGGGTGCCCGTCCAGTCAACGTAGCCGCGCTCGCCACCACCCAGATTCGGGAGGCGGGTCGAACCGAGGCTAATCAGCTCACCAACCGCGTAGTACTCCGGGTTGACGAGGTAGCCGACGTCCTTGTTGGTGGTGTCGGGCGAGCAGTCAGGGTTCATATCGACGATGGTCACCAGACCGTGGTCGGACTGGTAAACACCGACGGCCAACTTAATCATATTGTTCAGGTAGCTGTTGTCGTTCTGACGAACAGCACCCGTGATCGTGTCAGCGCGGGCGAAGTCGGTGATGGCGCGGCGCAGGGCCGTGTCAGCAACGAGGGTGAGGCTGTTGGTCACACCCGACACCCGGTAGATCGACGTGACCATCCGGTTGAGGATGGTCTCCGTGAACGTACCGGAGGTGTGGATGGAGTCAGCCGGGGTGCGGTAGGCAGCCGGGACATCCGACGGGCCAGCGGAATCGAGCCAGTCGCCGAGGCCGCGCATCGTGTACGCGGTGCCGGCGCCGTTCTCGGCAGCGCGGTCCTGGGTGCCGATCAGGGCAGCCTCAGCATCACGCTTCAGCTCCTTGACCGCCTTCAGCTCCGCACGGGCGATGTCCTGCGGGCCAACCGAGGAGACGGCCTGCTGGAGGTCGCTCACGCGGTAGGACCGACGGAGCTTGTGGACGTAGTTGCCCAGACGGGCCACGTTCTCAAACTTGTCATCGAAGTTGGAGACATCCGCACCTTCCGCGACAGCGGTGGTGGTGGGAGCGGACAGCTTGTCCACGCCCCACTCAACGTAGGTGGCGTTAGCCTTGAACTTCTCAGCCGAGCTGAGGACGGGCGTCTCGCTGGGAGCGAGCTGCGTGATGGCGTCGTGAAGGTCCTCGCGGTTAAGCGCCGCGGAACCGGGGGAGGTCGTATCGAACGTGTTGGAGAAGGCCATTGTAGGCTTGGGTTATTTGCGTTTAGAGATTTGAGCTGCGCGGAGGGCAATGAAGTCACTACCTTTTCCTGTTTGGCGAAACCGGCTTTCTACGTCCTTGAGGGACTTCTCCATCCGGGCCTCAGCCTTTTCGGGGGCTGCCGCCGTGGTGGAGGGGTTTGACGGAGGATTGAGCGTCGGACCCTTGGATTTCTCCATCGGGATCTCCCGGCGGCCATACATAGAGTTGGCAGCGTGGGCGATGAGATACTCAATCTGCGGCGCAATTTCGGGCACCGAGTCCTTCAGCTTCTTGAGACGCGGGTCAGCGACCATCGCCTCATAACGCTTACGAACGTCGTTGTCCTCGCCCTCCAACCAGCCCAGCTCTTTACGAGCCTGCTGCTTGAATGCCGTCTCAAGGTTGGAACGCTCCATCTTCGCTTGCAGTTCTTGGAACTGGGCGGGGATGAAACGGTCCTTGGCACGGCGGGCTTTGCGGAGCGACTCGCGGATGTCGGCCTTGGTGTATTCCTTCCCGTCAACAGTCGCCACAATGTCTGAGGCGGCCATATCCTCGGAACGGAACAGAATCTCCTCCGCCCACTCGACCACTTCGTTCACTTCCTTCAGCTTTCCCTGAAGGTCATCAACGGTGGTGACATTGGCGTAGGGGTTGTTCTCCACCTTCGGCTCGGGGAGTTGCTGCTTCGCCTGCTGGACCGCAGCCTCAAGGGCGGCAGCCTTCTCCTCGGCCAGCTTTCGCTTGGCCGTGAGTTCAGCAATGCGTTTGAGCAGGCCAGACTTACCCTTTTGGGCAAGTTCAGCGATCTCCTCATCCGTAAGCTCGTCAATATCCTTAGAAAGAACCTCCTTAGCTTTCGGAGCTTCAGTTGGCTCGCCCTCCTGTGAGGTGGCCTCCTTCTTCTCCTCTGGCTCGGGAGCCGATTCAGTCGTTGAAGGCGGGGCCTTCTGGCGGCTGGCAATGCGGGCGGACAGGAAGTCCTTATCCGTCATTGGCTTGTTTTCCACGGCGGGTTTAGCGTCTGCCGAGTTGGACGATGTGACTTCTGGCATTGTTGTTTCCGCCCATAACGCAGGCGATGCGACGGGCGAATCCTAGCACGCTGTTTTCGTCCTTGCCCGTAAAGGACTGACAGCCATCTCTATGGGGATGGACCCAAAGGCTTTAGAGAGACTCCATAACAGCGAGGACTTCCTCGCCTTCCTTGAAGAGGTGATGAGTCAACGGGAGGGCTGGATTAGCAATTTGCACGACCGGAACACGGACGCCATCCAGCAACTGAGCGGGCGCATCTGTGCATTGGACGACGTGCTGAACGCCGCCCAATACAAGGCGTTGAAGGCTAAGTGGAGTTCGCTCAGGCAGTAAGGCCCTGAGTTTGGACTTGGCCCATCTGGGCCGGGGCAGTACCAATGCGCCCAATCTGGGCATTCTGGGCCTGCTGCATCTGGAACTGGTACTGCTGCACGTACTTCTGCAAGCGCGTCTGGAACGCCTCGTCCTGCTGAAGACGCTGCATAACGTCGGGCTGCTGGGTGTACTGCTGCACCACCTGTAGGGCCACCTGAGCCCCGTTAGGACGGGCACCAACCTCGATGCCCGCGTAAATCTTGGACAGGTCATCGGTCACCTGTTTCACGATTTGCTGCTGGGCCTCCTCAGCCGGCTGGAGGACGGCATCAGCCAGGGCGGGGTTCACCGCACCAGCCAAGACCTCCAGCATCCGGTCCATATTAATCCGGCCATTACGGTCGAACTGGACCAAGCTGACGAACTGGTTGAGCTGGGCCTCCAAGGCTTCAGGGTCGTTGTTCAGGACATCGAAGTTGATGACGATGTCGAAGTCCTCATTCGGGTCGCCCCGCGAGAAGCGGACAGGATCGGTGACACCTGTGACACGGAAGAACACCTCTTCCGGGCCGAACCTCTGATAGCACTTGAATGCCATCCGCAGGACATCCCGGACGTGGCTCAGGAACTTGTCCACGTAGTACTGCTGCCGAATCCGGCTCATCGGGTTCTCGTGGTCGAGCCCCATAATCCGGTTGGCCTCCTGCGTGAGGGTCTGCTCAATCTCCACGGAGCCGGGATTGAAGGGAGGAACCGGCCCAAACTGAATCTCACCCATCCGGCGATAGGGGATGCGGGCAGCCGGACCGTAGTCCATCGGGGGCTGGCCGTTAGCGGGGTACAGGAGCGGCGGGATGGTCGCCATACTGTTCCGATCCATCCGGGAGTCCCGCTCGCCCTTAATCTGCCATTGCAGGCCGACTAGCTGCTCGGGAATGGTCGCCAGCTCGTACAGGCGTTTGTTGTCCTCGCTCAGGCGGGTGACGACAAAGGGGTAGTCGTCATAGCCATTGAGCAGCTCAAACTTGGCAAACTTCGGCTCCTCCGACCGGCCCATAAACTGGGGGTGGAAAACCGTGCAGTAGATGCCCTCGGAGTTGTCCTCCTCGGACACTAGCCGCTGGTAGCAGTAAATAATCTCGTAGAGTTCGTTCGTCTGCTCTTGGGCCGACCGGTTGGAGGACGTATTGGTGCGGGGATCGGTTAGATCGACCGACGTGGCGTAGTGCTCCACCACAAAATTGACCCAGTCCTTGTCCCAGCCCTCCGTCGCGGCTTTGTTCTTCAGCTCCTGGGCCGTCATCAGCACCCGCCAGAAGCAATAGGGGGCCTTCTGGGGGTCGGTGGTGTAGGACGGGAAGAAAACATCCCCATCCGGGGCCAACGCACACACTTTCGGGGCATTCACCGTCTGCCGGACGATGGGAAGCTCGGCCCTTCCGTCTTTGCGGAGCTGTTTTAGAGCCTTCTTAGCCCGGCTCTCGTTCACTCCCTTGAACTGCTGCTGGAGAAGAGTGGCAATCGCCGCGTCGTCGTTCCCCTCAACGATCATTCGGGCCAAATCGGGGCTCAGTTGGGCGATTTGGTTGAGGTCGAGCTGCTGGAGGAAGGTCCTATCCTCCTTCTGCCAGCCGACATAGCTCACCATCATCCCCCGCTCAAAGAGGTAGTTGGCCCCCAGCTCCATCTGCCGGCGGAAATCCTTGATGTACGTGCTCACCATCCACTTCAGGAAGGCGGACGTAACCCGCGAACGCTGCAAATCCCCCACTTCTACGGGGTAGGCCCGGATGTTCGCCCGCGAGAGGGACGAGATACAGAGCGCAACGTAAGTATTGATGCGCTCGTTAATGAGGGGGACTTCCGTATCCGACGCGCCCTCAAAAGGGAAAGCGTCCGCTCCGTGCTTTCGGAGGTCCTTGCTCTTCCCGGGCCAGATGCATCGCCTGTAGTCGAAGGAGTCACGGGTGGACTCAAGATACCAGCTCAGATCGTTTACGGTCCGGTCGTAGGCGTTCTTCAGCGTCAGGACGTCGGGTTCCTTCTGCACGAAGGTGAGGGCTTCCATTCTATCGGTGTTCATTGATTTTGCGCCGGATCGACTGGATGACTGAGTAAGAGTAATTCTTGTTGGCCGCTATCTTTTCAGACAGGTCCTGGGGGGAGAGAGGTTGGTAGCGGGCGGTTAGGGTGCGAGTAAGAATCTCAAAGCCAAGAAGGCGATCAGTTTGCTCGGCCTGCCACTCCGGGTCCAATGACTTGTCATTTGGCGAGTGCATCGTGCCGATAGGTGATCCCCCCGTTGGCGTCTTCGATTAGGTCAACATAGATGTGCTTGCCGATAAGCCTATCACACGTCGAGGGTTTGACGACGGCGAGGAACCTGCCGTCCTTCCCGTGTTGCACGCAGTAGACATAGCGGGGATTGGGTGCGCGGCCTACCACCTTCACTTGGATGCGCTTGGGCACGGCCAGAGGCACCTGCACCGCGAGCCTAATCTTCGCCGCACCCTCCTCTGTGAAGTAGCGTTGGTTCTTCACCATCAGGTGGTCTTCGGGCGCGAGACGCTGGTCCCGCAACTTAGCCAACTGGAAATTGCTAATCTTGAGTTCCTTAGCCAGTTCAATGAAGGGAATCATCAGTAGTAGGTTTTGGGCTTCGTAATCTTGAGGGCCTTGGGGTCCAGATAGGAGATGCCGTCAATGGCGGCGTAGCGCAGGACGTCCACGGGGTCCTTCCAGGCTTCGTCGAGCCCTCCGTCTCCCGTGTATTCCTGAAGCGCCTGAATTAGGTTCTCACACCGATCCGAGACGTAGAAGTGGGGCCGGTTGAGACTATCCACCGGGAGCTTACGGTTGTAGCTCATCTTACTTTGGAGGGCCTGTAAGCCATCCTCGATGTCCAGACCTGGAGCGGGGTTGAACGTAAGCCCCGCATCCGATAGGTCCTCGATGATGGACGATGCCCCGTGGGAGGTCTGATACTTCGCCGCGCCTAGACGGGGGTCGATAAGCCTATCTGTGATGGTCACCCCGTGCTCGGCCTCAATCTGGCCTATGAGGTCAACGTAGTCCCGGATGCCATATCCCAATCCCTTAGACCCTTCGCCGCCAATCCACTTCCCGCCGTGCCATTTGGCCCACTCCCCGACATTCACATCCGGCCATTCCCGATAGACAAACCAAGTGCCAGACGGGTCTACGGCTATCCAGCACATAAACCAGTTCTTCCGTCCCGCGAGGTCCAGCACCATAAAGTGGGTCTTCCCCTTCAGGTCTATGGATTCGTGCTTCACCACATTGAGTTCCCGGCTGAAGTTGGGGAACTTCGTGCTCATCGACTTCGTCGGAATCCCGTAAGCACGGGTGAGCACCTCCTCCTCCGGTCGCCCAGTTAGGTCTTTGGCGATACGCTCGTAACCACCGAACGGGTTGTCCCGGCTGTGAAAGTAGATGATGGATGCATCTCGGTTTCGGGACTTTTGTATGTACGGGACGTTCCGCCCGTTGAGTAGCTCTGCTGGCTTGGTTCGTAGGTTGGCTGCTCCTTGGAGGTAGTCTCGGACCACCTCTGTGTAGCCATCAATAGGCGTAAAAGTAACCAGCAGTTTAGCATTACGAGTAGCCAACCGAAAACGAAGGGTGGCGAGTAGCTCTGGGCCGATGAGATACTCATCACACCAAGCGCCAATGTTAAGCCAGTTGGGATTGCGACATCCCAGCTCCGCGCCTTCCAATATCGTGTCGTTGTTGAGAAACTGGGCATAGGTCTTGAAGATGATCGAACTCTTGCTGCCCGGCAGGATTAGGCTCGACTTGGAGAACCCGTTCTTCCGCGTGTAGGAGACGTTCTCCTCCGTCCCCAGCACCTTCACCCGGAACTCTTCGGGGAGAGCGTCGTACACCGCAGACTGCTGCTGACGGATGGACACGTCGGCATTCTGGGCGAAGCACATAATGACAGACTGGGGGTTCTCTACGGCGGCTTTGACGACGGCGTGCGCGGCCCAGGTGGTTTTCCCGCTCCGGTTCCCTCCGCTGACAAGAATCTCCGAGCTGTGCTCCAACAACTCCTCCGCATCCTTCCAATGGGGAAGCTTCCAGCCATACCTGTACGGATCGCGTCTGCTATTCGCGATGGCCGAATGGTAGAGTTCGTGGAGCTTCAGCACCTCCTCGGGCTGCATCCGCGCCACCTCCTCGTCCGTAGGCGGACTAAGGATTTCGTGCTTTTCCCAGACCAGACTCATTTCCGCCGCCAGAGCGCGTAGGGATGGGAAGACAGTCCGAGGGTTAGCTCCTCCACCAAGTCATACTTCTCTTCTAGGAGGGGACGGAAGGAGGGCTGGCCGGCCTGGTGGCAGAGATAGGCGTTGTTGTTCTCAAGCTGTCCGTGGCTCACCGTGAACAGGTAGGGCACCTTCAGCTCGGCCAGAATGTCCAGCCACGCGGTAATGGACACAAACGAACACTCGTTCCAACTATGGATGTTCACCGCCACCTCACACTTGGGATGGGTCTGGAGCAGCTCCTCTGGGCTTAGAACGTGGACGTTCCCGCTATGGACATAGCACTCAACGTGTTGCCGGCAAACGTTCCGGCTCACCTCCACCCCGTCTGTACACCAGTAGTCCTTGACGTAGGGCGCGGCGCTCACCGCCAACCGTCCATACCCCGCTCCAATGTCTAGGACATTATGTCCCAACAGCCCGTGCTTGTTGAGGAACCACAACTCCGTGTTGGCATCCAGCCATTGTCTGGTGACAGGTCCAAACGTCCGGGTGTTCACATAGCGGGCCCCGTGGCTAACATCCCTTACCCGGCCAAACCGATCGAAGGCTGGAATGTCCCAACGTCCTATCCAATCGGCCACTTGGTCAAACTCCTCCGGCTTCTGACTGTCCTGCTCCACAAAGACGGGGCTCTTGGCATACTGATCGCCGGCTAGAGCAACCATCTGCTGCCACTTGTCCCACATCGCCAGATTCTTAACCGCTGCTATCAGAGGGTTCATTTGTTATGTCCTTCGTTAGTATTTCCACACGCCCGCCCTTACGCATATTTTCGACAGCGGTGATGATCCGTAGGTTGGATGGCTTATGCTCACCACCGGCGCAAAGCGGGGTGATGTGATCCACGTGATGTGCAATCCCAGTGCATTTGCTTATGCGGGCACAAGTCGCATACAGCTTGCCGATCACCTTGTTGTCGGCTGGATCGGGCTTTATTCTGGATCGACGCCTAGCCTCTTCGGCGCATTTGACCCAAGGCTTGGATTGGTAGTAGCGCCTAGAAGCCTTCCGCATATTGGCCTTCTGGGATTCAAAGTACTTCCGGTAAAGCTCGGGGTTAGCCTTGAACTTAGCTCGGCGCTTCTCGTTTAGAACCTCCTTATTCTTACG